TGATACAAGAATTATTTGTATTTGTTTGGTTAAATAGTAAACCACAAGCACAAATAGGATATAATGATGATTTAGTAATGAGTTTTGCTATTGCATTATGGTTGCGTGATACAAGTTTAAAGTTAAGGCAACAAGGAATTGAATTAAATAAAAGAGCATTATCACAATTTCAAAAATCTGATAATATAGTTTATACTAATAAAACAAGATATAATAATGATGAATGGAATTGGAATAACGGTCAAGATAATGAAAATTTGTCCTGGCTTCTGTAGTTAGTTATATTTATAATAAATTAAAGATAAAATCATGGCGTCGTTAAGAAAACGTTTACAAAATTTATTTCGTACAAATGTCGTAGTTAGAAAATACGGAAAAGAAAAACTACGTGTAGTTGATACAAATCGATTACAATCAACAGGAAATTTAGCAGCAACAAAAATTACTGATAGATATTCTAGATTACATGGAACTAATAGACATGGATATGGATCATATGGATCTGCATTCGGAGGATATGATTCAAATTATTATTCTCAACAAAACAGAAAACAACTTTATACTGATTATGAAATGATGGACAAAGATCCAATTATTTCATCAGCATTAGATATATATTCAGATGAATCTACATTAGAAGATCAATTTGGAGATATATTAACTATTAAAACAAATAAAACACACATTCAAAAAATATTATATAATTTATTCTATGACGTATTAAATATTGAATTCAATATGTGGCCATGGGTAAGAAATATATGTAAATACGGAGACTTCTTTTTAAAATTAGATATTTCAGATGAAGTTGGAATAATTAATGCTAGACCATTATCTTCATATGAAATTGAAAGATTAGAAGAATTTGATTCTGAATCTGGTGAATATAATATAAAATTTAGACACGATATCAGTGAAAACGTTCAATATGATGTTTTTGAAATTGCACATTTTAGAATGTTATCTGATTCAAACTTTTTGCCGTATGGTAGATCAATGTTAGAAGGAGCTAGACAAGAATTTCAAAAATTAACAATGTTAGAGGATGCAATGTTGATTCACCGAATCATGAGAGCTCCAGAAAAAAGAATTTTTAAAGTTGATATTGGTAATATTCCACCAAATGAAGTTGATACATTTATGGAACAAATTATCAACAAGATGAAAAAGATACCATATGTAGATAAAAATACTGGTAACTATAATTTAAAATTTAATTTAAATAATATGTTAGAAGATTATTATCTTCCTGTTAGAGGTGGTAATAGTCAAACAACTATCGATACATTACCAGGAATGGAATTTACCGGTACTGAAGATATTGAATATGTAAAAAATAAAATGATGGCAGCTTTAAAAATTCCTAAACCATTTTTAGGATATGATGAAGGAGTCGAAGGAAAAACTACTTTAGCGTCTATGGATATTAGATTTGCTAGGACAATAGAACGTGTACAAAAAATTATAGTTTCAGAATTATCAAAAATTGCAATAGTACATTTATATGCACAAGGGTTTGAAGGAGAAGATCTTATTGGATTTGAATTAGCATTAACTCCTCCATCGATTATATATGATCAACAAAAAGTTGCATTAATGAATGAAAAGATTCAATTAGCAGTTGCAATGAAAGATTCAAAATTAGTTTCTGACAAATACATATATGAATACATATTTAATATGTCTGAGGATGAGTGGTTAGAAGAAAGAAATAATGTAAATGAAGATTTAAAATTAAGATTTAGACAAGCACAAATTGAGCAAGAAGGAAATGATCCAACATTAACAGGCGTATCATATGGTACTCCGCACGATTTAGCATCAATGCATATGAGTCATGATGACGTAATAGATAAAGATGCAGGAGGAAGACCGCCAGAAGGAATTAAATACGGACAACATAAAAATCATATGGGATGGGATCCGACAGGAGCAAAAACAGTAAAACAAGCAATGAGTACTACATTTCAACCAGACCCAAGATTTAAAACAGCAAAGAAAACAGTAGCGACAGAAAATGCCGATATTCTAAAAAAACTTAAAAAAAATAGATCCAAAGTATTATTTGAAAAATCTAAAAAACAAGATGATTCTGGATCATTATTAGACGAAAACAATATTTTATAATTAACATCATATTTATATGAAAAGAACCATGCACTAACATGAAAAATTTAAAACATTCTAAGTATAAAAATACTGCTATTCTTTTTGAAATGTTAGTTAGAAAACTTACATCTGAAACATTAACTTCAGACAAAACTGTTACTGTAGAAATCATCAAAAAATATTTCGGTAAAAATACAGTACTTTCGAAAGAGTTACAACTATACAATTCATTGATTAAAGAATCATTTAAAACAGAAGCACAAACATTAGAATTTATTAGAAGTTGTAAAGCAGCTCATAATAAACTAAATAAAAGCTCATTGCGTAGACAACGATATAATTTAGTAAAAGAAATTTCAGAAAATTTTGATTTTCAAAAAATATCAAAAATTCGAATAAATAATTATAAAGAATTAGCTTCTGTATATAAAATATTTGAATATACTGAATCCGATAATCCTAAACAATTATTAGAATGTAAAAATGTTATTGTTGAATATATGGTAACTGATACTAAAACATCTAATCAAAAAAATATTGTTTTAGAAAAATATAAATCTCATGATAAAGATGTTAGATTATTAGCATATAAATTGCTAGTCGATAAATTTAATAAAAAATATTCTTCATTAGATGAAAATCAAAAACAAGTACTCAATAAATATATTGTTCATGTTAATGATACTGAGTCATTAAAAATTTATTTAGAAAGTATATTACCAAATATTAAAAAAGAATTAAAAGAACAAGTATTAAAAATAAATGATCCTGTTACAAAAATAAAAGTAGATAAATTATCTGAAATGCTTTGTAACGTAAAAACAATTAAAACGGTTAATGAATCACATATTTTATCAATACTTAGATATTTTGATTTAATTAAAGAACTAAAACAGGTAAACAGATGAAATCATTTTTAAAAGAAATAGAATCTAAATTTGCAAACTTACAAGAACAAGATCAAGATGGAGATAAGGATCAAGATTTTGCAGATGTTCAAATTGCTAGAATGGTAGCTTCTGGAATATCCAAAGAAGATGCAATTGCAAAAGTTAAAAGTAAAAAATATAATGAAGAAGCTAAACCTGACTTTTTAGATCTAGATAATGATAATGATACAGAAGAGCCAATGAAACAAGCTGCTAAACAAGCAAACGAAGTTATTAAAACATCAGATCCAGATGCAGCTGCAGAAATGCAAAAAAAGAATCCAAACGTTGATATTGAATTAACAGAAGATGAGTTAGGGGAACAAAATGTTACCGGTGCTATTGCAGGGTATCAGACACCAAATGCATTTTCAACAAGAGCTCAAGCTAAAAAGAAAAAAAATATGAAGTATGAGTCTGTATCAAAAGCAATGGATAAAAAATATGAAGCAATGATTGAATCATATTCTAAATTTGCAACAGGCAATCCAAAATCAACTCCTTCTCAAACTGTTAATGGTACTATTAAAGAAGTTGCAAAAAAATTACAAGAGATAGAACAATTAGTTAGATATACGTCTAGATTAAAAAATGAATCTGGTATTGCTGGATCTACATATGGAAGATCTACTAGTAATGCATTAAATAAAATATCTGAAAGATTAATTAAAATATCTGAAAGAGTTAGAAGTTTGGGAGAATAGAATGAAAGGCTTATTAGTAGAATATATTCCGTTTAAACCTATAGGTGCTGTTAATGAGCAAATGGGAAAACAATATGGATTACCAGGAGGATTAGTTGTACAAGGTGTTTTACAAAGAGCAGGTGCTAAAAATCAAAATGGTCGTGTATATCCGAAACATATACTAGATAGAGAAGCTAAAAAGTATCAAAAAGAATATATCAATCAAAATAGAGCATTAGGAGAATTAGATCATCCTGAATCGTCAGTTGTAAATTTAAATAATGTTTCTCACAATGTTTTAAAAATGTGGTGGGAAGGCGATGATTTAATGGGAGCAGTTCAAATATTAGAAACACCAGCTGGCAAAATTTTAAAATCATTATTTGAAGCTGGTATTACATTAGGAATATCTAGTAGAGGGTTAGGTTCAGTAAAAGAGCTTTATAAAGAATCTGCAGTAGAAGTTCAAGAAGATTTTGAATTAATTTGTTTTGATTTTGTATCTAATCCATCAACTCATGGAGCATTTTTAAGACCAATGAATGAATCAGTAAAGAAAATAAATAAAAAAGATTATAACAAAGTAAATAATATTATTACATCAATTTTATGTGATAGTGGAAAATGTAGGATTTTACCATGAAAATAAAAGAATTATTAGAAGCATTAGAAAGAGAACAGGCAGAAGTAACAACTGAACAAAAGCGTGAATTTGTTAATGCTGTTAAAGGATATTCTCAATTAGGAGAATCTGTATATGGTAAAGGTGATTTAAAAGAACTATGTGAAAAAATAAAGTATATGGTTGAAATGGCTCAACAAGTAACATTGGCAGAAGGAGATTGGTTTGATGGTATTACTGTTAATAGACATATGAAAGGTTTAAATGAGTCATATAAAGTTTTTGAAAAAACAGCTCAAGAAATTTCTAGACTACAAGAAAGACTTTCTGCTTCATATGAAGATATAGGTCAAGGATTAAATAAATACTTTGATATACATTAATTTTGAATTTAGAAAAAAAATTATTATAATAAAGGAAATAGATGTCAAATTTTGATAACATGTACCATGATTTTTTTGGAATGAAGTCTCAAACAAACGAAGCTGATTTATTAAATAAGTTAACTGATTATAAAGGAGGCTTTTTATATAAATTAATAGATCCATCAACAGCTGGTAATGTTAAAGCAGATATACAAGCTTTCTTAAATAAAAAAGGAATGCATGTTATTAAAACAAAATTTGATGATGCTGCAGGTAAAGGATTCTTTTATGTTAGACTAGGAGAAGATCCTGCTAAAGAATCACAACGAATTCAAGGATTTGTAAGTCAATTACCAGAAGTATCTAAATTTAAATTTACATTAAGACCAATACAAAAAGTTACAAATAATCCAAACGATGAACAAACACCACAAATACCATAAATCAATAGTACCAGGAAATGCTTTTTCAACAAAAGTAATTAATAAAGATATTAATTTTGCATTAAGATCTTGGAAAAAACAAATTAAAATATCCGGTACATTAGATATTTTAAAATCAAAACAAGAATTTGAAAAACCTAGTATAACAAAAAGAAGAGTTAAAAACTCAGCTATACACAAACAATATCTTCAAGATTTAAAATCTTTTTAATTTTATTTCATTTTTTTATTTTCGTCTATATTTATAGTAAATACGTTATCTCTATATAGCGTCAATTATTATTAATTATTCTATTAAGATTACAAATAATCTTATTTCCAAAACAAAATTTAAGGAGAACAAGTAATGGACGGAAAATCGGACTTACTAAAAGAAGCGATTGCTGACGCTAAAGCTGTTAAAGAAACTGCATTAGCAAACGCTAAAATAGCTCTCGAAGAAGCTTTTGCTCCTAGAATTCACAATATGCTATCAACAAAA